CCGTTCTGATCAACCTGGGGCAGCTTCGGTTGCCCCTTACTTCCCGAAATTATGGAATTTACCTTCAACAGCAAATCTCTAGAGCGTCAAGTCGCGTTACATGAAATTCATCAATTGACAGTTCCTGATGCACGAAAGCTGCATGCAGAGCTAGTGATCGCCGTCCAAGCAATGGACGATAAGGTCAATGAAGCGCAGGTAATGGCGCAAGCATCAGGGATTCCAGCTGATAAGGACTGGATTCATCGCGTCAAGAAGAAGCGTCGCATTTGCGTTGCATTTGCCACGCAGGTCAAACAGGTAATGGAGGCGTCTGCGCCTGCGCCACAAGCACAGCCAACCAGTTTTGTGACGGTTTATCAGCAAAGACTGGATGAGCTTCTACTTGAAGAGCTTGGCCAAACGGTGTTTGACGAGATCAAGGCTGAGGCCAGGGATCTTGCGCTTGCAGATCTTCAAGTGCCAACTCAAGGCGCATAATTTCCCAGACTGCTTGCTGTAGCAGGTCTTGGTACATCACGCAGGAGCGATAGAGGCTAGCCTCACGCTCCGTCATCGAACGAGCGGCGAGTTCATGTTGCAACTCCTGCTCGGGCGAAATGTTATTTCTAATCCATTCCATTTTTCATCATGCATTGGATCGAGGAGGATGCTGGCAAGACACAGCATGGAGAAGGAATTAGCAGAGCGCCAGCAGGTGCGAAAACAAAAATGTTCCTGCTAACGGTAAAGCAGCCAGGCGCAAGGCCAATGAAATTCAGCATTCCCGCAGAATCGGCTGCACGCGCGAAACAATATGCCGGCGCGCGTTGGCCGATGGCTGAAGTGGAGGTGGTGCAGTGAGTCGTGTCAGCTTGGTTCACTGCACACCAGACGCAGAAAAACTGATCGTGCGAATGGCGCGGGTGTCGAATCCTGCGAATCAAGACAACGATGAGACAGCGCCTCGATTACTGCGCTACCTGATTAAGCATGCCCACTATTCGCCGTTTGAAATGGCGACAATGTGCGTAAAAATCGAAACCGAGCGCGATATCGCAGCTCAAATCCTTAGGCATCGTTCATTTTTTTATCAAGAATTTAGTCAAAGGTATGCAAAGACTGCTCCAGCGGAGTGTCCGCATCTGCGACTACAGGACAACAAGAACAGGCAAAACAGCCTGGATGAACTGGGTGACGAAATGCAGGCGTACTGGGCGAATAAAACTGCTCAGGTAATCATGCAGAGCTACAACCTATACGAGGAGATGCTGCAGGAGGGTATCGCCAAAGAAACTGCGCGCCGGATTCTGCCGCTTTGCACGCCAACGACGTTGTATATGCATTCCACACTCAGATCGTGGATCCATTACATACAGCTCAGGTCCGGGCCGGAAACTCAAGCGGAGCACCGCGAGGTCGCCATCGCCTGCCGCAACATTTTTTCCGAACAATTCCCGGTTATTGCGGAGGCAGCCTTTGCATAGCTGCGCCCACGAATACGTCACGATCGAATCAAGGCCGACACCTGATGGCACACGCAGGCGCAAGCGCTGCAAGCACTGCCATGCCCGGATCACAACTCATGAAGTGTCAGCTGACTTTTACGAAGCCGCTAAACAGAATCAAGCGATAGTCGACAAGATGCGCGCCTTGCTGCCAAGCGAAGTTTTATGCAAAACCTGCATACACAACACTGGCACTGCCTGCAATTTCGACTTGCCTGAGTACAACACCAATGACTCTTACGATTGCAATTTGTTTTGTAATTAGCTTATGGCTCACTCCAAAAATGCAAGGCCGTGTATAACCTGCGGCCGTATGACCACCAGCCTTCTGCAGTGCCCGGCTTGTTACAAGCAGACCGACGCGGGCAAAGCTGAAGCAAAGCTAAAAAATCGGTTACAGAAGTATAAACCTGTGCATAATGGCGGGCCATGTGCGGCATGCTTGCACTGGATCGGTCGCTGCGGTCTCGGCCTGCCAGAAGGTGGGTCAGAATATGCCAGTGACTGCTCCGTGCTTTTACTTCAAAACGAATTATGTACGGCCACCCATTCTTAAATCCAATCGAAGCGGCCATTATCCGTTGGATTGTGCGCTCACCTCGTATTGGCGCAATCATCGTCAAAGAGCACAGCTCGCCTGTAACTTGGACAATCTCTGATCCTTCTGACTCTTGGGCGGTTGAAGTGGAAGATGAAGACTTCCCTGAACCAGCTTCGATGCAGCTTGAGCGCCTTTACCATCTACCTGACGCCCAGCGTTAGGTCTGCATGTACCTGCCAAGCGCAGGGGTGGGAGCCTTTGGCGTCCACTCTGTGACCTGGGGTGTTGACACCTATTTCAAACCTTGGTTTTTTGATGGAAAAGTTGTTTATTGGGGCGACCCGTCCCCTGACCGCCGAGATGCTTTGCGAACAGCTAAAGCCATGGCAAATCGAGACAGGTAAGTCTGATTTTCTTGATTACCTTTACGAGTTATACGAGCGCGATAACGCCGAGCCCGGCCTTCGCGGCACTTACACCGGCCTGTGGGAGCGGTTCAAATCCGATACCGCTGAAATCATGCGCGCCGGTCACATTTCAACCGGTACTCTTTAATGCAAAAAATTATTGGCCTTTATAGCCCGGCACCGCGATCCGGTAAATCAACAGTTGCTACTGAGCTTGAAAAGCGCGGTTACGTCATTGTTCCTTTTGCCGAAACGCTCAAGCTAATGCTGATTCCAATGCTGGAATCGCTCGGTTACGACAAACATGGCGCCAATTATCTCGTTCACCAAGCCAAGCAAGTAGTTGTTGGTGATGCTGGCGTCAGCGTGCGGCATATGCTGCAAACGCTTGGCACAGAATGGGGCCGGCAATGCATACATCCAGAAATTTGGGTGCGTTGCTGGAAAGGTCGCGCTCAACAGTATTCGGCTGTTGTGGCCGATGACGTGCGCTTCCCAAATGAAGCAGCAATGATCAAGCTGCTTGGCGGTGAGATGTGGCACATCGAGCGTTCTGGCGTTGAACGCGAACATGGCCATTCCAGCGAAGGCTCGCTTGATGGCTATGACCAGTTCGATCGTTCTATCGCAAATGATGGGACAATTGATGACTTGATCTCTAAACTCCGGGAAATTCCCGTGTAGGAATGGCAAGTCTGCGCTACCACGCTGGTCGGATGGTGCTTTACGAGGCGTCATCCGGCTGGCGGGTGCGTATTAAAACGAAAACAGGCAAGCTTGACTTGCCACTTGAATCCACCAGCCTTGAAGGCGCTGTACCAGAAGCGGAACAGCTTTATGCCGATGCTCGTGCGATTGACGACAGCCACCCGTATTGTCAGCAGTGCATCCACTGGAAGGCAGTTGCGGCAAAATGTGATTTAGGTTTTCCAGAAGGGAGAGCATCAGGTGGACGATTCGCAAGAGACTGCAGTGCCTACAGGGGCAATTGACTGTGGCGAAGGCTTTTACATTGAAATCGGCGAAGAGCCCGGTATTGGCGAGGTGCGCTATGCCGCCTGCATGCCCGGTGGTGCTATCTGTCGATATGCCAATGATCTATGGCAGGCGCAAATTTATATCGAACACTTGAAGGGCAACCGATGCCAGTGATCCATTCGTAAACCTGTTGGGCTCGATGCCAGCTCCAATGGTGCTGCATTGTCCACCAAGTCCAAAGAGACATATGCCCTTTTGAAGCATTACAAGAAAGACAGGCGGGAACACAGTTTTCAGGAACCGTGAGCCCACCTTTTGCCTTTGGTCTTACGTGGTCAATTGTTGTGGCATGACGACCGCAATATGCGCAACGGTCATGCCATGCTTCAAATATTGATGCCCTAAATCGCTGCTTTGTAACTTTTTTGCTGACCAGTTCGACGCCATCGATCTGGTGCTCCATAAGGGCGAGTCAGGCTCGCTTACAGGGTAGCTAGAGCGACCGCTCCCAGCTTGGCATCACGCGCGGTTGTTTATTGTAATGTCCCACTTCTGCGTAGCTGATATGAGGGATCCCGGCGGTGATAACAAAAACCATTTGACCGATCTTAAGGCCAGGATATAACGGAAGAGAATGCAAACGACGAGCATTTACTAGCTCTAAAGTTAGCTTGCTCCCGCACCATTCGGGATCCGCAAAGCCTGCGTGAGAATGTTCATAACCTTCACGCGCACGACTAGATTTAAGGCAAAACATGCCACATACATCATTCGGCATGTTAAATGTTTCGCGTGTTTCAGCAAGAACAAATTCACCAGGAGCAAGCCAGTACGGATTCTCAGCGCTGCAGTGAGCGATCGATTGAAGTTGTAGTTCTGACGTGTGTTCAACCTCCACCATGATGTTTTCACCGAGCCTGAGGTCGAGCGATGCTGGATTCAGTAGCTCAGGCTCAAACGGCTCGATCATCCGCTCCTCTTCAATAAGGCGCTGGATTTCGGTGTCGTGAAGGATCATTCGGATTTAGTAGTCCCATCGCACCCTAGGACGCCCTGAACGAATTCCTACGTGGACGAAACCTTTTGGAGCACCGTACCCAAGGCTAAAGTCCCAATGCTTGTCGCACCAGTCTTGAACTTTATAGATGTCGACGCCGTCAACAAAAAAGTCAACAGCACCTTCACCTTTCTTGAAGAGGTGCTCGCTGCTGCTGGCGCCGCCCACCATGCGATTGATGGCGGTTGGCCTGTAGCCGCTAGTGATGATGATGGGCTTGCCCCCGAACGCAACTCGCACCCGCTCCAGAAACGCGGCTAGCTCAGCAGCAATGTCTAATTGATACTGATAGTCGAAGCGGCGCTGCTCCTGGCCAAGCGCAAATTCGCCCAGCGTGACATGAGGGGTCAACCGCGCACCAAAAGGCGATTTCGGCGTCAGCTTGGCCGGATCCTGCTGAATTTCGGGCTTCTTCGGCAGGCTTTCACGCCAAAGCGCTCCTTCAGCGCGACGCCTGCGCAACAGACCGGCCTCAACATTGGTTCCTGGGTTGCGATAAAGCTCAAGAGCAGCCGGCACTGCATTCCAATCTCGCTCGCGCAAGCGCTTGCTGATAGTTTCAAAACCGCTAGAGCCGTAAAAGCCGCTGCCCAGGTTGTAAGAAAATGAAATAAGAGCAGATTGCTGCCCATCCGCCATCTCGGACCAAAATGGCACACTGCTCGAAAGCTTGGCTGCGATCTGATCAACCTCAGTCCGCATAAACATATCGGCTTCGATCACAGTGATTTTGTCGCCGCGATTGACGGAGCGACCACCGGGATAGCGCGTGGTGCCATAACCGATCGTGTACGGCTCAGCGCCGGACAGCGGATCAGGGTAGGCGGTGAGATGACAGCCTTCAAATTCCTTAATTAACTTGAAGGCGGCAGCGTAATCGCCCTGCTTACCACCCTGGCTCCAGGTTTTGAACCAGCCTTGATTGCGACCGAGGATGTGAGGGTTGGCTTTGTTGATGACCTCTTCAAGCTCGGTCAGCGCCGCAAGCTGATGAGGTAACGCTTTGTAATACTTAAAAAGATCAAGAAGGCGGATTTTGTTTTGCGTCATCAGTCCAAGGGGCGTGAATGCTCATTGCGCCACCAAGGAGGCGGCTGTCACCGGTCTGCAGCGCGTCATCGATTGCGTGATGCACAACGACCGGCTTCGGCTCGGCAGGTTGCGCTGCATGCCAATCCGCTTCAGCTTGATCAAGCTTGGCCGGCAACGTCAGCTCAAACCACCATTGACGAATGGTTTGCTCTAGGCGACGCTGCCAACCGGGCCTGCCAAAACCGATTAGAGCTTTTTTCCTTTCAGTGCACGCAGGGCGTGAAACACCAGCTGGATAATGCTGTTGTCTTTAAGAGGGGACAGTGCGATCAATTCAGAAGCTGCAGCTACGCATACCCAGAACGCTGGATGATGAATAAAGTCCATGGGTCAACAAGATGGTGGACGTACTTCTAGCTTAGAGACCCTTTGCTCAACGGTATTAAGACGAGAGAAAAATTCTTTCCTGTCTTCTTTAATATCTGAATGCAATACTTCTAATTGTGTCGCAATATGTTCAACAGCGCTTGTAAGTCGAATAACCGCGTCGCGTGCCTCGTCTGACTTGCGGCTAAATCCCATCGCGCCCATCGCCGCGACAGATATAGAAGCGCCGGCCACTGCGGCAATGATTTCAATCATGGCAGCA